GGCAGTGCAGCGCAGTACCACAGTACATCTCCTATCTCACTGGCTATGTCCTCTCGCCATGTGTCAGGTCTATTGTCTAGTCCATCACGAATAAGTTTCTTTACCTTGTTGGCTACCTCACCTGCCTCACCTGCCATACCCAACGCAGGATAGATAATCTTATGTTGATCAGGATAAATTGCTGTACTAGATGCTGATCTTTGATATGAATTAAAATCAACCATGTCGTACTTGTCCTTCAGAAACTGCTCTGCTTCTTGCTTTATATTCATACTGCTTTACCTTTTTTAATTGCTCAAAGTAGGCTTTATTAAACCCACGTGACCATTCCCTATGTTGCATAGTATCTTTATGGAATGGATTAAACACTCGCCCATGTTTAAAATCGTGATAACCTTTTTCGTGTTGGTATTTTAATGGTGCGTCATATTTACCAAGACCACGTTGTTTTCGAGATAAAAATTTCATATGCAATCTCCTTATGCTAAATTTATTAGTTCGGCTTCTTTATATGGTATGTGAAAGAAATATTCGTAACGTCTTGCATTAGACAGCCATATCTCTTTTGTACACTCCTTGGTAAGTTGGTAGTCCTTTATTCTCCAAGCTTTCTCACAGTCTCTGCGTATGATATAAAAGTTACAAAAGGTTTCGTCATCCTGCATCTGTTTATATTTATTAATTAATCTGTGCTTACGATAAGGAATACGTATCTCTGTCCAATTAGGATTCCAATCACCTGTCCATTGGTTCTTCATCTCGACCTCACTGTAATACATACACCCATTCTTCTTGCTTTTTATATCAAAAGAGTAGTCCTCTTTCATATCAATAATGGTGTGTCCAATACTCTCTAGATAGTTTGTTATTGTTATCTTAGCCTTACTGTCATTCTCATTATAAGACTGAGGTTGAAACTTTCTATAATACGATCCTTTAATTGGTTCTAACATACGCTTCTCCTTTATGCTCCAATGTCCACAACTTCACAGACATCACCAGTGCAAGCAAACGTTTGGCTCGAACTAGTACCGTCCTCTTTTTCATAGTCAGATAATACAGACCAATCAATAGCCTTTGGCATCTGCTTTAGTAATGCCTGATATTCTTCCTTAGTACAATCCTGATATGGTGCTTGCTGATAAGTATGATCAGAGTGTGGTAGAAATGACACACCTGACATCTCATCAAAATGTTTGTATACAAATGCACCTACCTCTAGCCATTCATCGTCACGTACAGTGCAGGTCACGCTAGGTTTATGCTCACACCAATGCCGTTGATACATCAACCATGTCTCTAGCTGCTCAACTGCTGTCATGTCATTACGAGTAACAGCTTTGTGCGGTGCTTTCATTGGAAAGCTAAACACTGTAGTAGTGTCAGGATTAAACACACATGGTTCAGCAGGTATGCCTTGATCTTTCATCATGGCTGTAAGGGGATCATTATTATCTCCTCTAACGGTTCTAATGTAATACTCGTTATGACGTGCATGTATCCCACTGGCTGAGTCCACGAGTTGTGATACAGTGCCTGATGGTTTGTTGCACGATATTGCTGTGCTATGATTAATACCAAGACGGTCAGCCCACATAGCATTAGTGTTAACTGCAACCTCACGTAAATGTTCAAGGGTCTTCTCCAGTCCTTTGTTCTTTGTGGTCATCAATGGGTTGTCCATTACCCCTGTGAGTGACACACCAAGCAGACGCTCTTCTTCTGTATTTCGCTGCCACACTTTTCGCAGATATGGAAATTTCGTGTACGTGCTTTGGATCGTCCCAAGTATTGTGGCACATCTGACTTTTCTTTCCAAGTCTTCCATCGTATCTGTGGCTCGTACCACAACTTCCGTAAGATTGCAGACTTGACCTGATCGTAATATAATTTCAGAACAAGGATTAGTGCCGAACTCATGGTCAGGATCACGTCTTCCATACTTTGCAGCTTGTTTCTTAGATGCTTCACGATTAAATATACCCCTCTCACCTGATTTACTTTCTACCAATGCCAGCCACTCACGCATAAACGTTTCTGAATCTGGCTTTTCTGTATACGACACACTGTTATTAGCTAACGCCCTATGTGCTGCCTCATTCCACCATTGACCTGACTTAGCATGACGCATACGATCATCACTCAGGTTGCTCAGAGAGATCATAGCACTACGTCTGACACCACCTACAACAACTATCTGTCCTATGAAACACATGATGTCGTGACATTCTAATGAACTAAGCTGTCTGCCCTGTGCATTTTTAAATGTTGATACCGTAAAGTTAAACAGATCAACCAAAGGTGCAGGTCCACTAGCTCTACCACCGAATGTCTTTAGCCTAGAACCTGCAGGTCTGACCCTACTTACATCCCATTGTGGAATTTCACCTGCCCATAGAAGAGCCAAGAGTTGACGATAAGACTTAGCCCACCCTTCCTTGCTGTCCTTTACCACAATGGTAGTATCACTATTGAACAGTTCAGGTACTTCGGGAAGCTTGCTAATGAACTGACGCTCTACGCTGAACCCAACACCAGTGCCACACAAGAGGATGAACATTGCTTCATCAAAGGCGTGGGGATGATCTACGTGAAGATATGAACAGTTGTACATGCAGATGTTATCACGGTCTGCTGCTGCTCCTGCTGTCATCATAGCTCTCATGCTAGGCATTACGTCTAGGCTAAGTATAGCATCACGTAATTGATTTATATAACTATCGTCACCTGCAACCTTACGTACAACATTATCCATATAACGTTCTACTGTTTCACTCCAACTCTCTCGTCTTTGTTCTTTCTCTAACCACCTAGCATAACGAGAGGTATGTATAAATGCTTGATAGTCTGTGGGTAAATAATTGTTCATGTCTACTCCTGCGTAATTATTTTAATATGTTTAATCTTTATACCATCTATATCATGGATGTATTCGTGTAGTGTGTCCTCTATTTCTGGATCAATGAAACCGTCCACAGGAATAGGGTATTCTTCTTCATCAATAGCTAGTGTAAGAAATACTTTAACTATCATCTAACTTGTCCAGATAATAATTCATATACCAATTTGCTTTTCTTAAATCTTGCTCACCGTTCTTATAATCTTCACGCCAAATATATTTTATATTGTTACCCTTTATGTAACCTTTAAATTCTTCTGGAGTTAATGCAGCACGAATGGCGTCTATACATTCAATACCTGCGTGGTTGTAATGCGTAGGTTTATTTACTGGATCATCCAGTGTGATTGTTGTTTCTCCAAGTGTTAGTGTATCTATTGTATCTGCCATTCTTGTTCTCCTCTTTAAAAGTTTACCTTTAAAACGTTACCGTCACGCTTTATTACTTTAGGTTTATCATTTTCAAATTGTTCTTCTACTAACTTAAAAAGTTCTTTTCTAAGTACATCGTCTTTTTCTATTAAAGGAATAGCACATATTAACATGTCTGTCAACATACTAAGGTGTGCATAATCTGTATCTGGTAAATTATTTTCTCCAGTAGTTACTTGACCTACATTAATCTCACCAATCCACTCACCATTCTCCATTACAGGAGTAATTCGTATGATGAAATCATTTGGATCAAAGTCAATAAAGGTATGGTTCTCTCCCATGTCATCTCCTTTTTATTTTTTCATAAGGAAACTCTACTAAGTCTGGGTGATTATCTTTACCTTTTTCACTCAACCATTCTTCTGGAATAACCCTGTCTGCATATAAGAACATATTACGTTCACACCATGTAGCATATGTATTCTTAGCACCCTTGCTCAACTTGCGTTTGCTGTTCTCGAACACAAAACGTATGTCAAGTTCAGGGTGTTGTTTTTTTATAGCAATATGCTTACGTCTATCGTCTGATGTAAACCGTCCTTTAGTTTCTATTATTAGTCCATTGTGCAGTATAAAGTCAGGAGTATAGGTGCGGTACATTAAGTCTTCCCATTCTATCTTGAAAGACTCGTACTTAAAACGTACCTTACGTTCTCTCAGATAGTCCTTGACTTTTATTTCAAGTCCACTCCTATACCCCTGCTTCAACGCATGTTTAAAGCGTTTACCATCCACTAGAACTTCCAGTGCCATTGTAATGGTGCGCCAAAGGATGTTGGCGCTAGTCCTAGTTCCTTTAGCTCCTGACGAACTGCTTCATCAGCTTCTTTACGAGCTTGCATTGCTGTACGTAATCCTGCGTACTTAGCCTCTCGCAAAGCTTTCTTTTTTTCAGAGAGTTCCTGTTCCATCTCCTTGATGTTATCATGCAACTCTTGAATTTCTGAATCACCTATCATGTTTACTCCTGTATGTATGCCACTATCTTAGGGTCTTTTGCTTTTGACATTCGTGATGGCTCTTCTACCATGTTAGGCCAACACTCATGTCGATAGTCACAGAACTTGCAACCATCATTAAGTACCATATTGCCTGTAGGTTTACCCCTAAAGAACTCAGGTACAGGCTTGAAGCATCGTTTGAACTCGTTCTTATTGACTGTCTCCACAGTCTGTTTGATCTTGTCCAACTCCACTTCCATGTCTAGGTTATCAGCAGGTACGTACTTGATACCACCGTTGGCTTTGTTGACTACCCACCAACCACCTGCTTTTTTACCTGCAGCTTTGGCATACCCTGCCAACTGCCCGACATATCCAAACGAATCTCCTCTAGCTAACGTGTCATATGACTCAAACTTATTACGGTAAGACCAGTCTGACGCTGACTTAACGTCATCAACTGCACCATCTACAATAAGATCATAACTACCAGAAACGTGAGTATCATTACTATCTCCCACTGGAAGGCTAACTTTATCAGTGTCTTCAAAAGCCACATTAGACTCTTTAAGAACACCCTTAAAAACAGCTTCAACTATATCTCCTAACATCATGTTCATTACAAATGTAGTCGGCTTTGGTAATGCCGTTTCAGGTTTGTTTTTTTCAAACCAGAGTTGGCAAGTAGGACGCCCAATGTTGGACATCCTTAACCTGAACTCACCACGTTTATTACCGCTACCGAACTGACGCTTCAGTGCCTCTGCTACCTCACGTGCTACCGTGTCGATTGTTTCATCCGACATAGTAGACTTACCGTTGGCAGCGTTCTCAAGGTACTGATGTATTGCTAGTTCAGCAGGATGGTGCATTATGCAAAGTCCTCTGCATCAATGTCTACGAACTCCTCTACCGTATCAGTATCGGTATCATCATTCTTGTAGGCATTTTCATTCCATGCGTTCTTGATGTACTCATTGTAGTTCTCAATCCACGCCATAAAATTAGCAAAGGTTTCTTGCTCACCGTCACCCACCTCAAGTGTTTCACCTAAGTCAAGTGTTAGTGTAGGCAGATAGAACACGTTACCATTTGGTAATGATCGTTCCTCTGTGGTTGCTTCTATGTTATGCTGCACAGGTAGCCTACGCATTTTACCTAGCTTGTTGAAGATCGTGCCTGCAATCTTAAATGCATCACGGTTCTCAATCTCGTAGATAAATGCTTGTGGTGATAGTTCCACAGACTTACCTTGGTCATCTACAATATTATGTAGTTGCACTGTGCCAAACAAGACACGAACACGTTTAATCTGACGAATCAAATCTTGTGTCTTCTCAGGCAATGCTTTGAAGTCTTCAATATAACCTGCAGGTTTACCACAGTTGAAGCCACCGTCATTATCCTTCATGTCACTGTTTAAATCATTAGCCATCAAGGTTTTGATGTAACGATTAGGTGTAGTGTCACTACCTTTTACAAATCGCTTATACATAAAGCGTTGTAGGTATGGACGTATTGTAGCAGAGGTAGCATAGTAAGTTGCACCATCTGGTATCTCCAACTTATATGTACCGCCAGACACAGCTTCCACTTTAACCTTCTTACCATTGATGGTTTCCTCACCCATGATAGGTGAATGGTTGATGCGTAGTCTAGCAAGCGTACTTGCCTGAGACTTTTGTTGGGTGTCAACAGACATCCCCATTGCTTCTGCCATTGCGTTAAAGTTTCCTGTGTTTATTGTTGATACTTGGTTCATGTATTCTCCTTTTCTGTTAAAACGAATCTTAGTTATATCACGACACGTCTACTGTGTCAAGCCAATTATCACCTATTTTTGCTTCTAATAATAATGGTAAGTTGAAGTCTATATTCCACTTACGATTTACTATAGTAATCAGTGATTCATTGGCAGCTTTTATTACTCTTAGTACTTTCTCCTTCTCGTTTGGATGCACATCAATCACGATTGAATCGTGTACTGTATTGACTATGCATGATTGCATTTGATTGATACCTAATAACTGATCAATGTATATCAGTGATATAGGTACGATGTCGGCAGTAGCAAAGGATTGTACAGGGAAGTTTTTAATCTGTGTGAAATATGTCACACTGCCATTAGATCTACGTACCACATCTGGAAATGAGAACTCACGTCCTGATGGTGTCGTTATCTTACCTGTACCCAATGCTTCACGTGCCAATTCTTTGTGCCACCTAGCTATGCCAGAATACTTTTTGGTAAACTGTTCATAGTATGCAGCTTCTGCAGGGGTACGTCCAAAGCCACTAGCACCATACAGGGGAGCAAATGTATGAGACTTCGCATCCTGTCTAGAAATGTTTTGACCTGCATCAGATATAACCTTTGCGGTATAACTGTGTACGTCAAAGCCAGTTGTCACCTCGTCAATAGCTGTCTTGTCCTGAGATAGAAAAGCAGCAACACGAAACTCTAACTGAGCAAAGTCAGCTTCCATTATCTTGCCGCCATCCCACCGTGACTTGAACACTCTCTTGACTGGAAACGTACCCCCACGAGGCATGTTCTGCATGTTAGGATTAGCCCCCGACAATCTGCCAGTAGCTGTCCTGTGTTGCAGCAAGCTGACGTGCAGCTTACCATCTTGTTTTACATAATTGTGGATACCTTCCACAAAGCTTGAGAGATATGTGTCAACAGCAGACAACCTACGCACTCGCTGTAAGAATTGCACTGCGTCTTGCATATCACGTTGTCTAGCCACACCTTCAAGGTATACAAGTCTGTCCTTGCTTGTGGCGAAACCATTAGCTGAAATCCATTTTGCAGTTGGGGCATTAAATTTTAACCCTGCAACTGAGCTAGTGATGTCCACAAAGATATAGCCAGTAGCACCACAAGAAATACATTTATTGGGTTTAGCATATCGTGTACCGTCCTTTCTAGTTTTATATGTATAACCAGTACCACTACAGGACTGGCATTGCTTTGCCTTTTGCTTATATAACTTAGTTGAGTTATTGTGTACCATTGAACGATACAATGCATCAGGCATATATTGGTCAAATAAATTTGCCCACACTTTTTTATCATCAGGTTTTTTACTATATATAACCCAAGATAATTGCTCTGGACTATTGAGGTTGATAGGTCTATCACCCATCAGTTCACGTACATGTTCTTCTAGTTCACGTGTCAATGTGTCACGCTCCTGTTCAAACTCTTTACGCACCTCTTCCAGAGCGTCCAAGTCAACGGCAAACCCACGTTGGTATATACGTGCAAGGTGTACCGCCAGTTGATTGGTCAACTTAATTGTTCCTTCCAGTGAGCTACACTCCTCGTACTGTTTCCGCAAACGATTGTACAATTGTTGCGTAGCATGTAGGTCAGCAGACAGGTAGTCAGATAACACAGTGTGATCCATGTCACGAACAGACTTACCTGCTTTGAGCCACTCCTTGAGGCTGTCCTGTTTCTTTGTGTCAAGGTCATACCTCTCAGCACAAGCCTCAAGAGACAGTGGTTCTTTCTGTCCACGCTGTAGTATATACTCGCCTAACATGGTGTCAAAGATTGCACCATCGTAAGTGAACCCTGACTCCCATAACCACATCAAGTCGTGTGATGCGTTGTGCATAATGAGAAGGGCAGTATCGTCCAAGTTCTTCTGGACAATGTACCGCCCTTCTGTGGTAGGTTGATGCTCTGAGTGATCAAATGTTACACAGTATTCGTTTCCACGATCATCTAGCATACCCACCATAACCAATGTATTGTCTGGCTCGAAAGGATCAAGGTGTAGCTTGTCATTTCGTTTGGTCACAGTGTTTTCTATGTCGAGTGTCAGTTTCATTATTTATCCTTATAAATACTTGGGATTTCCCATGTATCCCAGTCCTCATCTATTACATCGTTATCTACGTTATAATGTGAATCTAGCTCTTTGTCAAACTTTTTATTATGTGCATACAAACTTAATGCATGTTCTGCTTCATCAATACTCAGTCCTAATCGTTTAACAAACGTGTTCAATCTTATCTCGTCAAATATATCCTTATGTGTCATGTAGAGTACCCCCTCTTAGTTTTGTATAGAACGCTCCCTCTGTACTATTTAGAGAGGAAACAAGGTCTAGTAATTGTTGATATGATATATAAATAATCTGGTGTTCGTTCAAGCTGTTCTCATATTGTCTTAAATAAACAGTGTCATCGTCACTGATTACCATCTCGACATCCTCAAACCTGTTCGTTTCATCTAGTGATGTAATTACTGAGGCATCCTTTTCAAATTCTACTGTGTACATTATTTATCTCCTATGTTCATAGGCGCATACACGTCACCATTATACTGTGATCCTGTCTTATCTTTACCGTCCTCAACCCCAAAGTTACACATGGCTAGTAATATAAAACAAGCTGCGATCCACCATAGGGCTTTCTTTGTCCATATAATAAAATTATCAAAGGTTGTTTCTGCTTCCTTTTGTGCGGCTTCTCTTGGCGTCATCTGTTAAACCCCCTACTTGTCTGTTGTATTTGTGTAGCTGTTTCTTCTTCCCAACCATCTTGCGTTGACTTACAAGATTCTTTTGGGCACGATACGTGGTTAGTTGCATTAAAGTATTCTTTGCATATTGGACATTCTATTTCTCTATATCTTCTCATAGTTATATCCTAGAACATGGGGTTCATCATGCTAAATATTTTATACCATGATGCACCTTCTAATGCCAACCACATACCTACAGGCACACCTAGTATAAAAATAATACACACTAGGAACGCCCATCCTAATCCTTTTGTTGTACAGTATTGCTCACTCATACCCTGTTACCTCTCAGCGCAAAGAACAAACCACCAACCCACAGTAGCACGTGTAAATTGTCGTACAATATTACATCAGTCAGACTGCTAGGCTCACCTATCCATATCACACCTGTCATTATACAACACATTACGATACCACTGAAGCGTGTAAGGGTATCAAAAATCCAGTTGACTAGTAGTCCACCAAACAATAATCCAATACCTGAGCCTAGCTCTCCATACGCAGCGAACCACCATACAATATAAGGTAGGTCAAAGGAGCTTGCGTCCTCTAATGTTACAGGTAGTTTTGATGCGCCCTGTTGTATAAACACAATAGCCAACGGCACTCTCAGTAGCCAGTGGCTTAAACAAAATTCTGGTATCCATTTCATACTAAGTACCTCGCTGTCTTGTAGTCAAATTCACAATGGACAACACCATGCCATCCACTTAGTTTATTCTTAACAACATTCAAGTGACGTTGTGTGTCCTCTTCCTCTTGTCCGTCCACTACAGGGTTCTTGGCAATCAATACCATGAGGTCAGCCTCTGCTGCCTTACCTGTACGTGAGCCTTCCATCATGGACTGGTTGAGTAACACCTTGCCCTCTGCGTCAGCAGATAGCTGAGACATGTAGAAGATTGCACAGTTGTGTGCCTTGGCAATCTGTCGAGCATAGATAGCATTAGCTTTCAGTGCCTCGTCAGGTCTAGCAAAGCCACCTGTTCTGGCAAACTTGTCACCCATGTCAAGCACCACAATGTCAGGCTTGTACGATTTGCATACCGACTCAACCCATGCCATATCACGATCAGATGCATCTTTGATCTTGATGTTTTTGTTGACCGCATTGTAAGCATCACGTGCTCTGGCAGGATTGTTCTTTACCTCATGCACTGTCATACCTGTGGCTGCTGTAAGATACCTAGCACCTACACGATGATAGGCTTCCTCGTTACATAGAATGACACACTTTGCACCCTGATGGGCAAACCCATTGGGAGAGGCAATAAGAGAGGCATGGAATGAGGTCTTACCTGTATTAGGTCTAGCACCTATCTCAACTAGATGTCCTGCATTTACGCCCTCTACCTTACGTGTCAAGCTAGGGATGTTAAATGTCCACTGTGACTCCAGATCATTCTTTGCAAGTAGAGTTTCGATACTGATGTCATCCCACTCAATACGTAGATCAGGTGTGAAGTCATCTGCATAACGCTCAAGCAAATCACGTAGTGGTTCAAGGCTATTCCTATCACCGTTGACATAATCAAAGCCAAGGTTGGCAATATCCTCACCCACTACTTGTTGGAACAGTTTGGATAGCACCTCTTGTGCCACGTCACCACCCATAGGTGACTCACGTTTAATCTGGTTGAACAAAGAACCATACGCCTGTTTCTGTGCCGTTGTAAGTGTGGGATTGTTTGACATGAACAATGCCTCAATCTCATCTGGTGTAACTGTACGCTCATACCTATCCATAGCCTTGTCAATGGCTTGCTTGATCTTGCGTACATCTTTACTGAATAATCTGTCAGGGCATTTAGCACCACGATGATCATCGTAGAACTCTCTGTCCATCAGACTTCGTACTAATGATAATTCCATTTATATTTCTCCTAGTGTGTTTAAGTTTTTTATGTCGGTAGGATTACGATATTTTAGGTCATCCGTCAAGCGTAATACTTTTACCTTGTTGGCATACCCACGTAACTCTTTTGCAAATTGCAGCGTCTTTGGTAGTGCATCGGGGTCAAGTGCAATGATAATCGTATCGAACTGTGATAAGTACCTCTTATGTACCTCAGAGAGTGACGTACCCAACACTGCTACCCCGACATATACGCCACTCTCCGAGCATCCAGAACCGTCTGTCGCACCTACAATAGCTGCACTCACACAGTCCTCAACGACTACTGCCGTTTTACCACATCCATGCACATAAGGCAAGGGATTTTTTCCATATCTTTTCCACTTAGGTAACTTTTTTCCTAGTGCTCTACCTGTAGCGTCCACCATGATGTTGTTATGAACTACAGGAAATACGACACGATCTTCTTTTACATCATACAACAAGTCTTGTTCCACAGACCACAATCTCCACTTGTAGCAGAAATCTTTGATTTGAATGTAGCTCTTGACTATCCACTCAGGTTTCTGAAAGGGTAATGCTTCTGTTTCTTGTGCAATGCTACCCAGTGAGTTACGTATGTCATCTGTAGTTAGATGCACACGTGACCCACCAGACACACTACAACCTGCCTTGTAACAATTCCACATAAGTTGACCCATGTTATTAGTAGCGGTGAACGTCTTAACTCCACCACAAACAGGGCAGTTAGTACGTTTAGTATCACCATTACTAATATCTAAATCACTTATATATTGTTTTATATTCATAATACCTCACTTAATATATGTATCACGTTGTGTCAAGGCGTTGTTTGCACTTTCGTATGTATGTTTCATATATGGTTTCACAGAAGACACATGTGTATGCCCAGTCACCGCCATAATCTGTGGCAAAGGCACACCCTTGTCTACCATCTCTGTTACACCAGTCCTACGTATGTCCATAAGGCGTAGTTCCTCTGACAGTTTAGCCAGTCTCATTACCTTACGTCCAACCTTGGACAGTCTCTCCATAGCATACGGCTCAAACTTACCTGACCTTGGCTTTGGATGTGGTGCTACCCACTGTTGAAAACCAAAGTCAGCTTTCTGCTCTAACAGCATGGCGTTGAGGTTGTCACTGATAGGCAGAAACACCTGTGCTCTACGCTTGCTTTGCTCCAGAGATAGCTGTTGGTTCTTGAGGTCAAGGCAATCCCATGTAAGATTACGCATGTCTCCAAGCCTCTGACACCACTCGTATGCCATGTGTACAATCAACCCTAAGTTGCGATACTCAAAGTCACTGTACGCCACGTCAAGAAACTTGTTGACTTCACCATGTGTCCAGACAACCTTACGCTGCTGATTTCTCTTGCGTTTGATCTTGGTAAATGGGTTCTGTTCTGCGTGTTCCATCTGTATGGCATAGTTGTACACCCTACTGGCACAGGTAGCCGTATGGTTAGCAAAGCTGACACCACGTGACACCCATTCCTCATACGCTGCCTTGGCAATCTTAGGTGTGACATCCTTGTATTTCCTACACCCCATTGTCTGATGTAATATGGTGAGGAAATATCGGTAGTCGATCTTTGTGGACTCACGTAACATATTGAAATCATTAGAAGAATAGTAAAAGTTTATCAGGTCAGTAACCTTGCCACTTGGCTTGATGTTCACTACCTTTGCCTGTTCCTCTCTCCAATCGTCTATCTGTTTGTTTAACTCCTTTGCAAGCTGTTTACTTACACGTAGATCATTACCTAATTCTTCACGTGACACAACACCTGCGTTGACAAGTTTCTGTGGTGGGTTGAAGCGATACGATGTGTCACCCGAAAGTGACACTCGTTTCTGTACAAATCTAGGCAGTGCTACCATTAAGCAGCTTCCAACTGTGTGAAGCGTTTGTCAGATATCCACTTGGATACCTCTTGCTCACGTGACCACATGCTGATAGCCTGTGTGTCATTGCCAGTGTTACGTAGGTTGAAACCATTACGTTCATCGGCATAGGAAGCGTAATTAGTAAACGCTGAGTACAATGCCCACTTGTTGTGACCACGTTGTGATGCCTCATGTAGATACAATTGGTACATCTTCTCTGCCTTGCGATCAGACTTGATCATCTCGTCAAGCAATGACTTAACGTCAACGTACTTTGTGGAAGTCTCAGCCCACACTTGCATCTTAGCTGCTTCTGTATAGAAGTCAGTACGTGCTCGTTGTAGCTCACCTATGAAGCTATGTAATGAGAACCCAGAGGTATTCTTTCTACGTACCTTGTCGTAGTCACCAGTTATCATACCATTCGTGCAGTAGAAATCAATAGCACCAAAGTATACTTGGTTACTGCATGATCCATCGACACCATGCAAAGCAATGATACGATTGCCTATACTACTATCCATCTTCTCAGTCACGATGGGTACTTGCATGTCAGGGAAAGTGATGTCAAGCATTGACCATGCACCATTACGTGCAGTTGACCACCTGTAATTGGCACTTTCAGCGTCACCATCTGTTAACTCCTCTGTAATTGTGTCATACATATTACGATAGAAATCACCGTGTGATGCACACTTGAATCCTTCACCCACGATACCAAGGTAATCGCCAGTTTCTTGATTTATAACGTATTTCTTGTCGTGCATCTTTGTTGGTTCAAAGGCTACATCAAAGTCTAAGTGTGTTGGTACTTCAAAGTTCATATAAATTCTCCTTTTCATTTGTTATATTGGCAACTGATAATTAGTTGTATCACATACCGTTTCCCTATACTAGTAACGATAAGCTATTTGTAAAATATGTGTGACCCTAAAGTCACAGTGTGGTCGTAGTGCTTGCTCCAGAAGGGGCGAACATAATTTGCGTGGTAGTAGATAGACCCATCGGTATTGTCCTTGACATACCCATGCACCACCTTGTGTGCTACAAGCTGAGAGTTTAACCATGCTCTTCTTTCTGTCGGTCTGTCTGACTTACCGTCACAGTACCAACTAAACTGGCATCTACCTATACCTTTTTCTAGACCCTGATACACCACAGAACATGCGTCATCAGGAAACCTGTCATTTGCAACACGATTGAGCACGACATGAGCTACCGCATACTGTCCTTCCAATGGCTCACTACGTGCCTCATAGTACACGTTGAGTGCTATACATGTAAGCATCTCAGCAATCATCGCTGTATCTCCTTCTGTTTGCTCAGACCTCTCTCAAGCATCTTGAGTGCCTCTGCTTTGTCTCCCCTTGATAGGGTTTCATATGCCCATGACACCCAACTGTAAGCCTCTGGATCGATGTTATCTAACAAAGCAGTCATCACAGGCTGTTGTTGTTCAACCTGTGTAGCACCTACCTTGTGGACGTTCAAGAACTCTATAAGCTGCACCTTAGACACAGGCACTTCAACTTGCTCCCAATCTCTAGGGAAATATCTCTGAGCGTCACGCTGAGTACCTACCCACTGACCTTTGCTAGACCTATACAGTATCACTGTTGCACCTCTACCTCTAGACAAGCCACTGTCTCTGACTTGTGTGTTATCATCTTAGCTGCTTTGCTCAGTTCAATCTGGCACTCTTCCAGTGTGGCGTAGCTACCTAACTGGTAGTGCTCTACTGTCTGTGTACTGAACAACTGCATCCATATTAATACATACATCATTTGTCATCTCCATATATTTTCCATATTTCATCTGTTAAATTTCTGACCATGAAGTATACTTCTTCCCAGTCATAGTTCTCAAATGGTTCCCAAGCGCACTCAACAAACCATTCTTCTAATTCACCTGAGTCAAACTCTTCCCAACTGTCTGGTAGTTCTTGTATAAGAAAATGACCAGATACTTTGGCAAACAACTTGCCCCATGTCATACGTACATTTGTCATTACGCTGCCTCCTTTTCAAAACGAAACCATGATGGTACTGGACGGTTAGTCCACTTCATACTGAACCTACGCTGCTTGGTCATGTAGAACTTACGGTAGCTATCAATAGGCCAGTTCTCACCACTCTTGAGGTCAGTATGCTCACTGAAACACTCAGGGTGTGGTGTTATGTCACCTTCAGGTATGTACTGTGCTGCATCTTGCAAGGCAAAGTAATGCCTGTTCCATGCACCAGTCTTGCCATACCTGTACCTGTACTCAGCTTGCATGTAGTCAAACAAGGAAAGGGCATAGTTATAGTTGGCACGAGTTTTAGCTGCCCATATTGTACATGGGTGCTTCTGATGCACTGGTTTGTATAGGTCATGTTTCTCTGCATACTCTGGTGCATGTTGCCATACAGCAGTACACAACATCTGTGCCTCTTCCAATGGCATCTTGACTATGTGTTTGTCACACAGTTCCCATGCAATCCATTCGGGTGTATAGCTTATTAGAAATCTATTCATGTTAGCGTCTCCTTAATCTGCTTGATCTATTGCGACTATATCGTAATCTGGGAACATATCTTTTACATGCTGTTCACTATAAGCCATTACATATAAGTATAAAGCTTCTTCAAGATTAAACTCTACATAGTATCTATTCATCTTCTATCTCCTCTATCCAAGGGTCTGACTCTTCGGTTACACCAAGCTCACCTTGACTTGACATATCAAACATCTCATCAAAGGCATCGGACTCATTTGTTGCTTCAAGCATAAATGATGTTGGCTCTCCGCACTCAATGTAATTAACTTTAAACTTAGGCATTTGGTTTCTCCTTTGGTATTGGGTGGTTGCCCCAGTCATCATGTGGATCATCAGGCGGCAACGGTTTCTCCTTGTTGGTCATCATCATCTTTATACACTACTACACGTATGTCATAGGTCATATTTCCAAGTAACACAACCTCATTACGTAGCTTCACAGTGTCTCCCTCTTCCGCAAACTTACGCAAGTTCTTGATGCTAATACGTTTGTCACCTCTGCCTTTGGCTTTGTAAAATGTGACAGTCGTAGGGGTATTGTCCTCATATACTGAAGGCACTGACACCTTATCACCTGCATCCAACTCATCATATGAACCTAGTGTTGCGTAGATTAGGAACTCTCGCACAGATTTGTTGGCATCTATTATGCTCTTGTCGAGCATGGTCTTAGTTAGTTTTATTTTAGCTTCCATAACTTTCTCCTTTCATTGCACTTGAAATGGTGCTTCATGTATATAGGGTATATGTTCGTACCCTTCAAGTTCGTACTCACCACACTCAATAAAGCTGATGTTCACAGCGTCAGGATTAGCTTGACGTGCCATGTTCATTGCGAACTCAGAGGCAGTGTGCCAGTCCTTGATTGATGGGTACAAGTCATCAAGATTGATCTGACTTTTGACACCATCAATCTCGACAACTATTTCATAGCCTCGTACTATCATTGGTCTTCCTCTGGTATGTGATACCACGCCCTGTCATCGTCAGGCATAACGTATGGACGATAGTGCTCTGGATAACCATCATCACCTGTCCTTGGTCTAAAGTCAAATAGGTTCTTTAGTGTCCAAGACATCTCTTGTAGCTTACGCACCTTACCAAGATCAGTGTCAAACATCTCCCCAAAGTCTGTAACTATCTCATCTATAACGTGATACAGACCTAGTAGTTCTACTACCTCTTCACGTGTTAGCTCTGTCTTTACTTTTTTATCTGTCATTATTGTACTCCTTCTGCTTGTATTGTTGGTACATTATTATCATCCACATTTAACCATGCACGAAATGCTTTGTACACAGGTACTTCATCTGTGACATTTACAAAGCTGTCATACTTGTATGGATTATATCCAATGGTATCTGCAAGATGACTTGGACTATCTTTAAAGGTAGTGAGATTACCACGAACAAAGGCATGAACATTCTTCTTACGCTCACGTAGTACACGCTGTCTGCCACCTTCACGAACCACAAACTTTGGGTTCACAATATTCACATCTTTTGCATGATGTATAACACGTCCAGTCCTACAGGAACGAATAGAAAATACACGTTTATGTAGGTTGAAGTATACTTCTACTTTTATCATTTTTATAATCCTCAATAATTTGTCTAGCTACGTTCTTGTATCGTGTGATGACGAGCACATGCCCATCATCACTGTACACAATGTACTTACTCTTATGGCGTATTACCATCATTAACCAGCGAAATGCCAGAACTTACGTTCTGTGTTTCGGTTATAGTTATGCTCAACATACAGACTGTATTTGCCTACATGATGGGCGGTCATACACTTGTCACGATTGAATAGTGAAAAGCCACGAGACTTTTTACTACGTTTACGTAGCAATCCTTTCTGTCCTAGAAAGTTGAAACGAAAGCCTTTTGTGCCATCGTTAAGGGATTTAGTAGCGAATAATACAAACATAGTTTTCTCCTTTTCAGTTTGCTAATTTACGTGTTACTTGTTTTTGTTTACGTGCAAGCTTACGATCAAGCTTATGCTTATCACGTTTTTGTTTCTGTCCGATGTCGGACACTTTCTTCGACTTGCTAAACTTAATAAAGTTTTGCATCTCGTAACGCATTGTACTTCTCCTTCTTGCTAGGCTTGCGTTTTGTGCCTTTCTTTGGTGGCACTACCTGTGGCGCTTTGCGCTGCTCAAGCAACGCTTTCGCCACTGGATTTGTTATGTACCTCTTGGTCAATTTCATCTCGTATTCCTTCCAATACTTGTATTAAATGCGTCAGGGTTGAACCAAACTTTTCAATGGTCATGTTGCCCCAATCACCGTCATCAGGTACGATGCCTACCTCTTGCATGGCAGCTTCGCCATTGAGCCTAGAACTAGGGCAATCATAATGTTGTGCAATAGATATTTTTCTACCTTTGTGCCATACATTAACGTTGTTAAATAAATCGTCCATCATAACTTTACCTCGCTATGTTATGTTGTCTGCGCCATGCTACCCAAGTGATAGCTTGCATTTGATAACCTTTAATACCCACCTTGTCAGCAGCTTTGTAGTATGCATCAGCAATGATGCGGTATTCCTTGACACCTACGTTGTTGTTCTTGAGAACCCTACGTAGTCCATCATGTATGTTCTTGGCATGACCGTCTACAGTCACAACGTCAGAGCCAAGAATATTAGCAAAGAACGCTGTAGTCTTTTGACCATTGAGTTTAGCCATGATAGTTTTCTTGCGAACCATTTTTTGTTCAAGCATTTCCCAAGCCTTTAGCTTGTTCTGTGGATAGCCAGACAAGATTACATCGTCCATAGCACCACCATTGACAAAGCACTCAATTAGAATACGTGCAGACTTGATATTGACATTCCAATTCATCAAAGGGGATAGTGCAGCAACGACACCGACAACAGTGTTTACACTGATACCAAATTCCTTGGCTACCTTAGTGCTGTCACGCTTGGCAATGGCGTACCATTTCATGCCGTAATCAATTTCATCAGCCGTAGCTGAACGATAAACTTTTAATATTTGTCTTACAGACATTATGCTTCCTCCGAAAACAATTCATCCCATTCATCAGGTGTAAGTCCAGATATGAGAAACTCACGTTGCTCTGATGTAAAGTGTGGAAAGGCATCTTGCACTAAAGTACCACTATCTTCCCAGTACTCAAGTTCACCTTGACGTGTAGGTAATACCATCGAATTGATATTGCCATTGATAACAGATGCTTTGTAAACTCTCACAAAGCCATCATCTACATGTTCGATTTTATGTATCATTATACATTCCTTATTCCAAATTCTTCTAAATATTCTTTAGTCCAACCACCTAAACATTCGTTGTATGCCAACATATCTGTTACGTCATCCGTTGACATATACTTTAGGCACATTTTTAACATGCTCTCATGGCTCTCATATGTTCTGCTTATTAATTCAAACACAAAGTCTCTAGAATTTTTTTCAACTTGCATAATAAACTCCGTTTAAAGTGTCCGACATCGGACTGTTTCAGTTATAGTGTTAATGTCTACATATGTTATATAACACTTTCATATATATTTCAAGTGTTATATAACTATGAGACTATTAAAGTTGTTATTCGACAACATACCACCCAGTGTCCTTGACACTGTTAGAACCATACCGTTTCATCTTTTCTTGAAACAGCTTACGCTGCAATTCTTCCTTACGACTAATAGGTCTAGTCGCTTCTTCTAGTCTTTCGACTAGTCGCATAGATGACGTATTGTAACGCCTGTTATTCATTTGTATGTATTTCATGCTATCCCCAATAAGCTGAATACTCAGCTTGATCTATCCAATGCAAAGCTTGTTCTTCATCCACTGCCCCGACTGACATACATATGTCAATTTCTCTTTGACGTTCTTCACGTTCTTCCTTGATCTGACGATCAAGTTCAGACTGTAAATAGTCCATCAATTCAGCAGTAGGCTGAATGTTACGTGGCCTAAAGCCATAGACGTCTTTGTGTAAATCACTGAAATAAGAATAATCTTGCATTGTTAAACTCCGTTTAAAGTGGTAACAGCTTACGCTGCTACCTTTGTTTCCGCTTCTTCAGCTTCGCTGACTGTATCAATTTCCATCAATGCTTCAGCAATGTCAAGTAAATCAATACCAGAGTATTGACAAGCTTTGATGATACTTTTCACGATATCATCTTTAGATGGTTTTGACTTAGACTGTCCGACATCGGACACTTCTTCTTTAGAAGATTCCTCAGTGGTAGCTTCAGCTTCGCTGTTTGCCTTGGCTTCTTTAGAAGCTTTAGCCATTGCTTTCTGTAAAGCAGAAAGTGAAGTGAATCCTTTCTTTGAGGATTTCATAAAGTCACGACACTCAGTTTCGTTTTCAACGAACCAAAGAGCTTCTGCTCTTCTTCTTCTGTCAATCTTGTCAACATGATATGTTGCCAAAGTTTGTCTGCTGATTTGACCACTATCTAGTGGTGACTGAGCTTTCAACTCTTGTAAGAGTTTACCAAGCCTAGTATCAAAGCCTTTAGCTTTGGTTGAGTCTTTCAGACTGTTAGTCTGTCTCCAGATTGAGTATAAGGCTTTGCCTTCTTTTACTAGAGTGTCCAAAGAAGTTCCTTCTTTAGTTGACTT